AAACATTTGCTTTAGCAGAGTATGTTGAAGTAAAAGATGCAGTAGTTGTTGATGGTATCTTGGTGATTGAACTGGAAAAAAACATTCCAGAAGAAGAAAAACCTAAAAAGATACGTATATCTAGCTAATTATAGCTAAATCCTCTCAGAGGCACACAGAAGCTCTGTACTGCAAAGTTTAACTTATGATACCTATCGCATTAGGTAGTGTTAGATATTGCGATACAGGGCATTCTGGTGAGTCAATTTTCTTTAATCTGTCATAATTCGTGCATTTAGGTTAGCTTCAATGTAATTATGTATTTCATCTAGCTTTCTTGTACTTTCTCGCACTACAGTTTGTAATGTTGCATACTCTTCTGGACTAAAATAAGGTTTTAATTCTTTAATATCTGTAGAAACTCTTTCAGTAATTAACTTACCAGTTCTACTGTATAAAACTTTATAGCCTAATAGAGTTGCTTCTTTCTGTTTCATTCTTCAAATCCTGTAAAAGTTATGTTGTCTTGTCTACCTCTAAGTCCAGCTTTCATATAAGTAGTAGCTCTACCTTCAAAAAAGTTTTGATGTTCGACACCAGTTACTTCATCAATCCAACCTAAAGGATTTTCTCTTTGGTCATAATTAGTTTTTAAACCAAGTTGTAGTAATCTTCTATCAGCTATGTATCTATTGTAAGCATACATATCTTTTTTAGTTAGTCCTTGTATATCTCCCATTGCAAATACTAAATCTAAAAACTTATCTTCTAATGTTACCATCTCTCTACAGATGTCATATAGTTCTTTCTTAAAATCATCTGTCCATATATCCATGTTCTCTTTAATAAACTCTCTAAATAATTTAGTCATAGCTTCAACATGCATAGACTCATCACGAATAGAATAGGTAACTATCTGTCCCATACCTTTCATTCTACCAAACCTTGGAAAGTTTAATAGGATTGCAAAACTACTGAAGAGTTGTAGTCCCTCAGTAAAAGCAGAATAAACAGCAAGAGTTTTAGCTATGGTTTCTCTTTTAGCTTTAGAAGGTTTAAAGTTTCCAACATAGTCATGCTTGTCTGCCATCTCTTCGTAGTCAGCGAATGCTTTATATTCTATCTCAGGCATACCAACAGTATCAAGTAGTAAACTGTAAGCATGTTGATGAATTGATTCCATGTTAGCAAAAGAAGACATCATCATTCTTGCTTCCGGTTTTTTAAAGATAGGCATATACTTATCTATATAGCCACTAGCCACATCGACATCTGATTGTGTAAACAATCTAAATATCTGTGTTAATAAATTCTTTTCTGTGTCTGTAAGTTCTTGCCAGTCTTTTACATCTGTATGTAAAGGCACAGACTCTGGCATCCAATGCATTTGATTCTGTAATACATAGTAATCAAACATCCATGGATATTCAAACGGTTTATAATAATCTCTATTACCTAGTAAAGTCATTGAAGTTCTCCTCTAATGTTCTTAGTTTATCTTCTGCAGTTGCTAACTTATCTATTTCCATATCCATTGTTTCAATAATGTTAGGATGTTCAGCTACACCTACACTACTTTTAAAATAGTTTAACAGATTAGTTTCTGCCTCTGCCCTTTGTGCTTCATATTTTAATCTTAAAGCATTATATATATTTTTTTTTATCATAATTCTGCCTCCACATAATTATCTGGTTTTATTATTTCATAATCAGCAATAGTTTCAATAACAACTCTTGCACCACATGGTAAGATAGGTTTATCATTACCACCATATTTAATTGTACATTCTCCTAATACTTTTACTTCGTGACAGTAAGTATTAGTTCTGCCTTCTTTTATAGTTATAACAGGTTCATTAGTTCCATTCTTTTTATTAGCTCTAATCTTATGTTGATTAACGTGTATATATTTTTTCATTACCCCTCACAAGCTATGCAGTCCACTTCATCTAAACGGATTCTTGGAACTTTAATGTTAACATTCTCTACGTTTCTTGCTGCATTAGACCTAAAGTAATACAGCGATTTTAATTTATTCATACCATACCAATGCACATCATTTACATATTGCATATACTCATCATGTATACCTTGGTCTTCTGTTGCCTTTGGTAAAGTAAAAAATAAATTAACTGATTGTGCTTGACAAATAAACTCTTGTCTTTTGTAAGCATGTTCGACTACCCATATCTGATTTATCTCATTAGCAGTTTTAAATACTTCTTTCTCTGCATCTGTAAGCATACATAAATCTTCAACTGACCCATCATTACCTGATATATCTTTTAAAGTCTGTTCTAACTCTTGACCTTTTAAACCTTTTGATTTTAAAAGTTTAACTAAGAATTTGTTTCTGACTTGGTAAGAACCTGATAAAGTTTTGTGGGTATATACATTAGCACGAAAAGGCTCAATGCTGGGAGAAGTGCCAGAACAAATAATCCCACTACTAGCATTAGGAGCAATAGCAAGGAGATGAGCATTCCTACGGTTTGTATTGTGTAAATCAGGGCATTCACCACGCACATCAGCAAGTCTCTCAGTAGCTCGTACAGCTTTGGATTTGATGTGTTTGAATGCTTTATGATTGAATCCAGTAGCATAGATACTTTCAAACGCAATGTTTTGAGACTGGAGATAAGCATGGAAACCCATTGCTCCAAGACCAACTGACCTTTCTCTATAAGCAGAGTAAGCAGACTTAGCGTACCCTTCTTTACCTTCTTTAATATATTTTGTAAACCGTTTGAAATTTGCACTATAACCTCCTAGTTGTGATGTGTCTACTGCATTCTCAATGTAATGTTCTATCACATTGTCAAGCATAGTTATTAAATCTTCAATAAACTGTGGGTCTTCTGACCACTTATCAAAGTGTTCTAAATTAACAGATGATAAACAACATACTGCTGTTCTCTCTTCATTAGTAGCAAGTGTTATCTCTGAACATAAATTACTTTGTCTAATTGATAACCCTAAATCCTGTTGTGTTTTAGGTAAGGCATCATTACAAGTATCAATGTTAATCATGTAAGGTTCACCAGTCTCTGCTCTAGCATTTATGATTTGAAACCATAAAGCTCTAGCATTTATAGTATTGACAGCTTCATTAGTTTTAGGGTCAATTAATCTCCAGTCTTCATCATTCTTAACAGCATCTAAGAATGCATTAGTTATGTTAATACCATTGTGTAAGTTTAAACACTTCCTATTTATGTCACCACCAGATTCTTTTCTCATGTTAATAAACTCTTCAATCTCTGGATGACTAACATCCATGTAAGCAGCATAAGAACCACGTCTTGTAGTGCCTTGATTGAAAGCTAACATCTGCGAATCTACCACATGCATGAATGGAATTGAACCAGTAGAACGAGAGCCATGAGTAGTAGGTATACCATTACTCCTAACATCTCCCCAATATCCACCAATGCCTCCACCCGAACTTGCCAACCATATGTTCTCGTCATAGTGAGCAGATAGCCCAGTCCTACTATCAGGAACATAATTAAGGAAACAACTGATAGGTAGCCCACGAGTAGTGCCTCCGTTGCTAAGTATAGGAGTGCTAAACATGAACCAACAATCGGAACTGTAGTTATAAAGTCTTTGAGCCATTTCATAATCTGTTTCTCCTTTAAATGTTGCACCAAATACTGATGCTCTTGCGAATGCTTCTTGGGCATGTGTCTCTCCATCCCAGAAGTATCTATCTTTTAATGTGTCTAAACTAAACTTGTCAAAGTTTTTTTCTTTGTCATAGTCAATAGTTATACCTAAATAATCTTTAGTTCCTACTTTATCTTCTACCATTATTCATTTTCTCCTAAATGATACTTTGTATCTTCCAAAGCTATTGCTATTATAGCATAGTGTATTATTTTTAACAAGTCCATTTCTGCATTTGTGCCATCTTTTTTACCACACCTCATAGCATACTTCATAATATTACCCATACAAAAACCTTTTCCATGTCCTGCATCTATTATCATATCAGTAGCCTGATACTTTCCTTGTGCATAATGTCTTTCGTATGTTCCATCAACATATCTTTGTATCTGTTGTATGATATTATCCTCATTAAATTTATATTTCATTTTTTTTCGCATAATATTCTTTTTTTGTTTGTTTGTAAAACCATCTTAAACTATATGCACTTAACATAAATTTATTATTAGCAAAGATGTGTGTTTGTTCTGGTAAAAACTCATGTAGATTTTTCTTGTTAATTCTAGAAACATCTTCTCCTTCTGGTATCATAGTTCTTAACCAGTCAATGAGTTTACCTTCTGCTTTTCTCCTTATTAGTTTAGACTTCTTGCCATTCATAATTCTTTACCAGTTGCCAGTATCTTAATATACTATTAAACATTTCTTTGTGTTTTTCATGTGATTCTGTTTCCCAAATATGATATAAGATAAGACTTGTATCTGCTCTATCAACAAAGATAGAAACTCTAGTAGGGTCATCGACCTGACAACCTTGAGCATAAGCAGATAACTGCATACCATGTTCATCATAGACTAACTTAGCCGGGTCTTTACCTTCAAGGTTATCTTTGGTTTTA